AGGAAGAGGCTGCGCTCTTTGATGGCCTCAGACACATAGGTGCTGAGGTTATTGCGCTTGACGATGTCCGCAAGAAGGACACCGCCGGAATAGTTCTGAAATGGTGCGGCCATTTCTGAGTACCAGGGATTGGGGTTTGCGGGGTCCTAGTCACGGACTAGGGTGAAGCGCCACAGACGCGATTTAGAGTCCTGCTTCTCTCTTCAGCACAGCTGCGAGATCAGGGTCCTGACTAGAAATTAGCATCTGCTGGGTAAGGTTGATAGAACCTTCTTTCCAGGGGTTTGCTACTCCAGTCGAGGCAACTCCGACGGGGATGGGCTTGGCGCCCATGCCAGCGGCGGAGCTGGGTTTGAAGTGGTGCTCGTAACCCGAACCAGGGGCTTTCAGGGTGGCTAGATAGGTCGTGAGATCCTGCTCCACGCCGCCGTTAAGCACGACGACGGCGCCTGAGTCGTTTTTGCGAAGGTTGTTTTGCACCAACTGCAGCATTTGCTCGGCGTTAATAGCGCCGGCTTGGCTGATTGCGGCCATTGCGCGTGTACGAATGGCGGCGTTTTCGTTGGACTGGCGTAAATCTTCGAGCTGTTTTTGGAGGTCGAGGATTTGCTGGTCCTTTTCTTGGGCGGTGCGGTTTGCCTCTTCCCAGAGGTCTTTCCACTGGCCTTGGTCTTCCAGCGTCTTTTTACGCTGTTCGTCTTGTTTTTTGTAGACCTCGTCCAGTTTGGTTTTGATGCCTTGGAAACGTTCCTCGGCTTCAAGGGCTTGGGTTTTTAGCGCGGAAATCTGAGCCTCGTATTCGGCTCGGAAGTCGGGCTGTGGAGCGTCGGTTCCAGCCACGGGCTGGGCAGGAGTCGCCACGGGCGTCTCCTGGATGACTTGCTCTTCCATGAATTAGAACTCGGGGGTTTCGGTGGTTTCGGGGGCTTCGTAAGAAGCGGGCTCGGCGCTGGCTTTGCGCGTGCGCTTAGGCTTGTCCTCGGTCACGGGTTCCGGCTTGGCCTGTGCCGCTTCATCCAGTTCGACCATTTCCCAGCGAGTGGAACCGTCGGGTTGGATGACTTCAGCAAGTGTTTTCACTGCTAAAAGTATCAACTACTTTTGTAGTCTACAACAAAAGAATTAAATGGTCGCCCCAACGTCGTCGACGGTGGCGGGCGAGAGATTTACCCAGGCGCTGCCGGTGTAGCCCTCGAAGCAGCCGGCAGTTGTGTTGAAGCGAATCATGCCGGTGGCGGGTGTTCCAGGGCGCTGTTCGGTGGTGCCGGTGGGGGCTTGGATGTATTGGTTGGTTGTATAGAAGGAGGCGGCGAGGGAGACGACGCCGCTGGAGACCGTGATGCCGGTGCCGGCGGTGACGCTGGCGTTGGAACCAGCGGGGCCGGTGGCGCCAGTGAGACCTTGAGGGCCTTGCTCGCCGGTGTCGCCCTTATCGCCTTTGTCGCCCTTGGGGCCAGTAGGGCCGGTTAAACCTGTTTCGCCCTGAGGGCCGGTTGCACCTTGGGGGCCGGTGGTGCCTTGTGGACCTTGAGGGCCGGTTTCACCCTGGGGACCTTGGGGACCAGTCGCTCCAGTCGGGCCGGCGGGGCCTGTGGCTCCGGTGGCTCCCGTGGCTCCGGTAGCGCCTGTTGAGCCGGCGGGGCCGGTCTGGCCGGTGGAGCCGCGAGGGATGACGAAGTTCAGGATGGCGGCACTGGATGTGCCGACGTTGGTGACTGTGGCGGAAGTGCCAGCGTCGCCAGTTGTGACGGTGCCGATGGCGATGGTGGCGCCGCCTTCGCCTCCTCCACCGCCGCCTCCGTTGTTGGCGGTTTCGGTGCTTAAGTTGCCGTTGATTAGTAGTTCGGAGTTGCGGGCTCGGCCGGCTAGTGCCAGGGGGCTGTCGTTCCAGCCGGTGCTGGTGCGGGGGCCGTACAGCTCGGCGGTGCGGGTGTTGATGTACCAGTCGCCTGGACGGCCTTCGGTGGTGGGGGGACCGTCGCCGGAAAGCAGGTTGTGGAATTGTTTGATGTCACGCGCCAGCTTGACCAGCGCTGTGACCTGGGCAAGCGTTAGGTATTCCTGCTTAGTGGCCATCGCTTACTGGAGCAGGGCATTGAGGAGTTGCTCCATGCGGTCGGGGGTCAGTTCTTCTTCGTCGTTTTCTTCGCCGGGGGATTCTTCGTCTTCGGATTCGTCGTCAGCGGATTCCAGTTCGCCGGGTTCTTCGTCGGGAAGGCTGCCGAGTTCCATCGAGGGGAGGATTTCGCCTTGGGTCAGGATGGCGCGGACTTCTTCCAGGGTGATGACGCCCTTGTCGAATAGGGCGGTGATGGCGGTGACGTCTTGGCCGATAAGGCGGTCGATGTCGAAGTCGCGGCTGATGCTGACTTCGGGTGGTTCGATGCCGAGGTATGCGCCAGCGAGGTCGAAAGCCTTTTGGAGGGTTTGTTCGAGGTCGAGGCTGACGGCGGCCAGCATTGAGTTGGTGTCGACGCGGTCCAGGCGGCGGGCGTCGGCAGACTCGGCGACAAACTTTTGCTGGCTCAGCGTGCTGATGCCCAGCGTGGCCATTTGCTGCTGCAGTTCGCGGATCTCGTTGGATTGGGCTTCGAAGGCGCTGGACGCGGGCTCCACGTAATAGACCTTGTTGCCGGGGGCGGTGGCCATGGCGTAGTTAACGCTGACCGCCATGTCCTTGGTCTGGTCGTCCCAGCCCTCAAGGACGAGCATCGGCTGGGAGGCGATGTGGAGGCTGTGGATGAGGTCGGCTTGGCGCTGGAAGTGGGCCAGGTTGAGGTAGGCGACGTCGATCAGCGGTGGGCGGCTGGTCATGTTGTCCACCTTGTTGGAGTAGGTGGTGACTAGGGGGATTTGACCCAGGGTGTAGGTGCCGGAGTCGACCAGTTCGTAATCGGCGGTTTGGGCGTTGGGTTCCAGGAAGCCGGGGCCGAGGGGTTGGAGGGCTTGCTTTTGGCGGTAAACCTCGTAGCGGCCAGGTTCGATGACGCGGATTTGTTCGTAGGTTTTTTCGCCGAAACGGCCCTCGGGAACGATCGCTTTTTCGTAGATGCGGACCTGGGTCAAGGTGCCGTAGGCGGCGTCGCGGTCCAGGCGCCAACCGTAGATGTTGTAGGGGTCGATTTCTACCCAGTAGGGGCGGCGGCCGAGGGCGCGTTCTTCGGCCAGGCTGCGGATTTCGGTGGGTGCGGGGAAGTCCACCAGGGTGTGGGCTTGGCCGTAGGTCAGGCTGCAGATAAGGAGGCGGCGGGCGTATTCGTCGAGATCGGAGCCTTGGCCGTCAACGTCGCGGGCAAAAATTTCGCGCCAGTAGGGGTCGCCTTCGAGGGCGATGGGTTTACGCAGAATCAGGCCGGCGGCGGCGCGGATTAGGCGTTGTGTGTATGGGGAAAAGACGGCACGGCTAACCCGGCTCATGTAAGCCCGGTAGTCCTCGCGGGGTTCCAGGGGGAGGAAGGCTTCGCTGTTTTCGCGCAGGTATTCGGTGCCGCGGGTGACGGCTTTCATGATTTCCCAGCCCTTCATCATGTCCAGCACAGCCGCTGTGCGGATAAAGGGACTGTCGCCACCGTTTTGGTACGTGGTGGAGACGATGTGAGTGGGAAATTGGCCGGGTACTGCGTAGGTCATTTAGTCACCACTTGGTGCGATCCGCCCAGTAAGCGGCTGACATTTTTCCTTTCTTGATGTTAGCCGCGTGCCTAGCTTTGAACGCCTCGCGGCGTTTGCGGTCGGCGTCGGATTCTCCAGCAGATTTGGGGGAGCCGGAGACGCCTTGTTGGCCGAAGCGGATTAGTTTTACTTCGCCGTTCTCTTTTGCAAGGACAGCGTGTGATTTAGTGGGGTGTTTTGGGGTGCGTTTGGGCTTGTTGTAGCCGTCAAATTTTTCGCCACGGTACTCAATCATCGTCGTCCTCCTCGTCGGCAGGGTCGTCGATGGGCACCAGCACTTCGATGCCCATGGCGAGCATTTTGATAAAGCTACCTAATGTTTCGGGTACAGACGGGGTTTTGAAGAGGAAGGTAGCGTGCGTGATACCCTCCTCGCCGTCGATTTCGACGTGGATGCAGTTGCCGGTGACTGTTTGGATAGTCATTCGCACCAGCGGAGTTAGATGGAGGCGGTGATGGCGCCGCTGGTAATGAAGTTGCAGGTGATGACTTCGAGTTCGCCCACCGTGGCGGTGAAGTCGGCGCTGGTGATGATGCCCGAGAAGGCGATCTTTTTGCCGCCGCTGGTGTCCAAGTACAGCTCAAAGGCTGCGTTGGCATTGTCCTCGGTGGTGAGGACGTCCTGGAGGAAGGCGGCGGTTTCGTCGGCGCTGGAGGCCGTGTACATCAGTTCGACCGTGCCAGAGCCCGAGATCAGGCCGCCGACGAACTCGCGGCTGGTGGAGCCGTGGTCAGTAACGTCGAGCGTGTCCTTGTTGATGGTCAGGGACCAGCTGCGGGTTGAGGTGATAGCAGCAGGGGTGGAGCCGTCGTTTTCGAATTTGACGGAGCCCTCTTCGCCGCGAAAAAAGGCCATAGCTGGAGCGGGGTGCTTTGCTCCAGTCTACGGCCTAAGTCGAGGGGTGTTTAGTTATTAGATAGAAGCGGTGATTGCGCCAGAGCTGATGAAGTTGACGGTGACGACTTCCAGTTCGCCGACGGTGGCGCTGTAATCGGCGCTGGTGATGATGCCGGTGAAGGTGATTTTCTTGGTGCCGGTGGTGTCCAAGAAGAGTTCGAACTGGGCGTCGGTTTGGTCCCGGGTGGTCAGGACGTCGTCGATGAAGTTGAGGGTTTCGCCCGAGCCTGGGGCGGTGTACATGACTTCGGCGCTGCCGCTGCCCGAGAGCAGGCTGCCGATAAACTCACGGCTGGTCGAACCGTGGTCGGTTACGTCCAGGGTGTCTTTGTTGATGGTGAAGCTCCAGCTGCGGGTGGACGAGACCGCGGCCACGACGCCGGAGCTGTCCTTGAAGCTGATGGAGCCCTCCTCGCCGCGATAAAAAGCCACGGGTCGTTATGCAGTAGGGGATGTTTTGAGTTTAGTTGATGATTTCTTCGACGAGTTCCAGTGCAAGGGCGACTTCTTTTTTGGTTTTTGCGGGGGTAACGGCGATGACGGCCTGTTTG